CGATTATCGTGATAAATAGCGCACAGCACATGAAAATTAAACATAGGTTAGAGGTCACCTGAATCGCCTGAACCATAAAACCCCATTTGTAAAATCGAATTTATAAATCGCCCCCGCGCGACTCGGTTTCCCTAACGCCAGACGCAGGGGCCTGCAGAGGCCGCATGACTTGCTCTTTGCATTATTGACTAGATTACTGTGATATTGTGAAAGAGCAATGGACAAGAAAAAAGGAACGGAGAAAAGTACGGAGTTAGCCAAACGCGGGAAGATGGGTCAACCCACCCTTTATCGCCCCGAGTACTGCGAGATGTTGATTAAGCACTACGCGGAAGGCGGAACCTTTGAGAGCTTCGCGGGCGTGGTCGATGTCTGCTATGACACCCTGTATGAATGGGCAAAAGTCCACCCCGCATTCTCCGAGGCCAAAAACAAGGGGAAGGCAAAAAGCTATAAGTTTTATTTAGATATGGGGAAGATGATAGCCGCGGGTCAATTAAGACGCGTCTCAAAAGAGACCCCGGTGATTCATAATGGTAAACCCGTGACCGACAGCAACGGGAATTTGGTTTACGAAAAAGAGTACGCCCCCGCTGTTCCGAACGCCGCTATTTGGATTTTCATTATGAAGAACATGCACGGGTGGCGCGACATTAGGAACCACGCGCTCTCAGGTGATGGCAATGGCGCGCCCATCCCGATTGAGGGAAAGTCAATGAGTCCCCAGGAGAAGCTTAAAGAGTTACTCGAGATGAGAAAGGCCCTAAGGGAGATAGAAGAGAATGAAGCAAGTCCGGTTATCGACGTCACAGATTGATCGTGGTTTAGCGGAGACGACTGACAAGTTCACAGAACACGCGCAGTCGTCGCTCTTAGCGTTCACGAAGTTTGTGACCCCTGAGTTTAGGGTTAATTGGCACCACAGGGTTATTTGTAACCACATTGATAAATTCATAAAGGGCGACATCACACGTCTTATGATTTTTCTCCAGCCGCAGATTGGGAAGAGCGAGCTTGTGAGCCGGCATCTTCCTGCCTACTTGTTTGGCAAAGACCCAAACCACAAAGTGATTGCAGCCACTTATGGGGACTCATTCGCCGCGCTCTTTAACCTTGATGTCCAGCGCATAATGGACAGTGACCGCTATAGACTTGTCTTCCCCACAGTGAAGCTTGCAGGCGCGGGGGAAGATGGTCGGTGGATTAGAAACTCGTCAACCTTTGACATCGTTGGGCGTCGCGGACGCTATCACTCGGTCGGTGTTGGGGGTTCACTCACCGGGAGAACCGGGAACACGCTTATCATTGACGACCCAGTGAAAAATGATGAAGAGGCGAGAAGCGAACTCTTCAGGGACCGACAGTTTAGGTGGTACGCGACAGTCGCTCGGACCCGGCTTAAGAAGTCTACTCTTGGGCAAGTCCCAAAGGTCTTACTCACCATGACCCGCTGGCATGAGGATGACCTTGCAGCCCGGCTTCTTGCCATCGCTAAATCAAACCCAAAACTCCCGCAATGGACCGTACTTTCATTTCCAGCGGTATGTGAAGCCACTGACAACCCTTTAGACCCAAGAAGCGTTGGTGAGCCATTGTGGCCCGAAATGCTTGGGTTATCAGAGCTTGAAGAGATAAAAGGAACAGATGCGAGGAGTTTTTTTTCGCTCTATCAGCAGAGACCCTCACCTGAGGAAGGGTCAATCGTTAAACGCGGCTGGTGGAAGTTCTACAGGTCAATGCCCGATCAGTTTGATGCGGTCGTGCAAAGCTGGGACTTAACGTTCAAAGACTCTGCCGGCAGTGACTTTGTGGTGGGCGCTGTCTGGGGGCGACGAGGAGCTGACAAATTCTTATTAGACCTTATTAGAGAGCGAATGTCGTTTACACAAACTCTCCAGTCCTTTCAGAACCTTACATTAAAATGGCCCCTTGCGAGCGCGAAGCTTGTAGAAGAAGCAGCCAATGGAGCGGCGCTCATTGACACTCTAAGAAAAAAAATACCTGGGATCATTCCCATAAAACCACGCGGCTCAAAAGAGAATAGAGCACGCTCAGTCTCTCCACAAATTGAGAGCGGAAATGTTTATCTCCCTGACCCCATGATATGTCCCTGGGTTAATGAATTTATCGAGGAGTGGGCGATGTTCCCCAACGGGAAACACGACGATCAGGTTGATACAACAACGCAAGCCTTAACGCGGCTCTCAGAGATGACCGTTATGAATTGGTCACCCTTATCAATCACTGCCCGTTCCAAGTGGGTGAAGTAGGCATGGCAAACCCCAACTTTCCGGTTTACTCTAAACAAATTACGGGGGCGTTCTGTCTAAGATAAAATTTTTTACTTTATGGCTACTTTTCACTATTAGCCGCGTGAGCATTAGCGCCCCCGTCTCCTATCCCGTCCCAGGAGGAACCGCTTATTTATCTGACCAAGGGAAAGTCGCCGTTGACCCCGGGACAGGGCTTCAGACCTTTCATTATCCCGCGATGGGAATGTACCAACATGAATGGATCCCAGTTGCTGTAGACGCTATGGGAACGCTTCAGGTCTCAAGTGGTGGCGGGGGAATCACAGCGAATGTGAATCTCCATGACGCGTCGGGTGTGGGCATAACGAGTACGATGTCGGGATTTAAGAACGGAATTGACACCAACATACTTAACACTGTGACGGTGACCGGAACGATAAGCGCAGCGCAATCGGGTCCCTGGACAGTCACCGCGAACCAAGGAACCTCACCATGGGTTGTAAGTGGAACGGTCACGGCTGACGCTGGTAGTGGGACCTTTCAAACAAATGTCACCAATAGCTCAATTCCAGTGACCCAGTCAGGGGTATGGACAACGGGAAGAACATGGACACTAAACAACGCGACTGATTCGGTGAGTGTTACGCCACCCACAGCCGCAACCGCAACCGTCACTCCAGTCAGTACCACCGCAGGATCCTCAGTGCCTTTATTGCCTACAAACAGTAGCCGAAAAGGGTTAATATTATTTAATCAGTCAGCCGGTTTTTCGTGTTATGTAGCCTTTGGAAGTGCCTCATCTCCAACTTCATTTACTTTTCAATTAGTTCAGGGCGGAAGTTACCATATGGACAGCACTATCTACCAAGGGCCCATAAGCGCGTATTGTGGTACAGGGACTATTTTAGTCACTGAAATGTAAGACGGGGGAAACAGAGTGAAAAAACACCTTGCGATACTTTTAGTAATTCTTTTTATTTTTAAGCCAGTATTCGCCGACATCTCGGGAGCCCCGGCACTAATCTATGACAGCAACGGAACTCCGTTAAATTCTACAACCAACGCATTAAATACCTTTATCACTAACTCACCGCTCGCTGTGTCACAATCTGGAACATGGACAGTGGGCCGCACGTGGACACTAAGCTCAGGAACTGACTCGGTGAGCGTCGGTAACTTCCCAGCAACGCAAGCTGTAACGCAGTCAACATCTCCGTGGATTGTCGCCGGTGGTGGAACAGCGGGAACCCCAGCCACAGGAGTTGTTACTGTCCAAGGTATCGCTGGAGGAACGACAGTCCCAGTATCAGGAACTGTCTCCGCTACCCAATCTGGAACCTGGACGGTTCAACCCGGAAACACCGCCAATACAACAGCGTGGTTAGTCACTGGGACCGGTGGAACCTTCCCCGTCACTCAATCTACGAGTCCCTGGGTAGTGAACGAAACTCAGATTGGTGGGTCAGCGTATTCGCTCGGTCAAAAGACAATGGCAAACTCCGCTCCCGTGGTGATTGCCTCTGATCAGTCAGCGATCCCAGTGACCCCGTCTAACCCATCGATTTCGACCTACGTAGCAGTAGCGGTAGCTATCGCGCCCGCAGCCTCTGCTACTGACATCTTCACAATCACGGGAAGCGGGACAAAGGTAGTTCGTATCTACAAAGTACGGGTCTTGGGGAGTAAATCTAATCCCGCAGCCGTTGTGACGATGAATCTAATTAAGCGATCCACCTTAGATACTGGTGGAACCTCAGCGGCGATAACTCCGGTGAGTATGGATTCCTCTGACGGTGCAGCAACCGCTGTCGTTAGTTCTTACTCGGCTAATCCGACATCCCTTGGAACGTCCCTTGGGATAGTTAGCCCTAACCCGACCTTCGTACCGAACTCAGTAGCAGAATTATTCCAGGCTCTATTCGGTGACTTCGGAATGAGAAAACCGATTACCCTAGAAAATGCTAACGAGAATGTTGCTTTAAATTTAAGTGGTACCACCGTGTCGGGCGGAAGTATTACTATCGAGGTCACTTGGACCGAACAGTAAAATATGGGAGTGAAGAGGAAGAGCATGTCTAAAACGTTATTAATATTTCTATGCTTGTTCCTCTGCGTCGTTTCCTTTGCGGTTGATGAATCGGGTGGGGATGCGCTTATTTATGATAGTAGCGGGAATTCTTTAAACTCAACGAGCAACGCATTAAATTCATTCATAACTAACTTCCCCGCTACTTTCGGAGTCACACAGTCGACATCGCCCTGGGTAACAAGCGCCACTCAATCAGGAACGTGGACTGTTCAGCAAGGCACTCCCCCCTGGTCAGTGAGCCAGTCAGGCGCGTGGACCGTGACCGCAAACGCTGGGACAAATTTAAACACATCAGCCCTAGCACTTGATACCTCGGTAAACGGACTTCTAATTTCTCAAGGCTCAACGACATCAGGACAAAAAGGAACCTTAACTCTCGGCGCCGTCACAACATCCGCTCCATCCTACACAACCGCACAAACTAGCCCGCTTTCGCTTACCACAACAGGCGCCCTGAGAGTTGACGGATCTGGTTCTACGCAGCCAATAAGCGGAACAATCACAGCCAATCAGGGTGGTGCGCCGTGGTCACAGAACGTAACCCAATTTGGCGGTGTGGCGCTCTCAACAGGAACCGGCGCAAGCGGGACTGGAATACCAAGAGTCACGGTCTCGAATGATTCAAATATCCTCGCTACTCAGTCAGGAACCTGGAACATAAATAATATCTCGGGAACGATTTCACTTCCCTCTGGCGCTTCAACATCAGCACTACAGACCACAGGCAACACGAGTCTCGCGACCATAGCGACCAATACAACTCTATTATCGCAAGGGTCTACTACCTTAGGGCAAGGAGGCGAGTTGTCGATGGGGGCGGTCACTACAGCAGCGCCTACTTATACGACAGCCCAGACTAACGCCCTTTCTCTTACAACAGCGGGGGCTTTAAGGGTTGACGGTTCCGGTGTCACACAACCGATTAACGTTTCTCAGTGGGGCGGGACGAGTACCACTATCGGTCAAAAAACGATGGCAAGTTCTGTTCCTGTTGTTATTGCCTCTGACCAAACCGGGTTAAATAGTTTTCAGGATAAAGCCGGATCGGGAAATATCACAGCCCTTAATGGTTCGGTTGTCGCCACAACCAATGGCGCCTCTACAGTTGTTTTTAACGTCTTAGGGACGTGGGTCGCGACTTTAGCCCTCCAAGGGACCGTTGATGGTTCAACGTGGTTCTCTATAGACGGGTTACAGGCAACTAGTACAACTTCTATTTTCAATACCGGATTTATTTCAGCCAATACACAACTAGTTGTTGGTTGTGGCGGGTACTCCCAAGTGCGGCTCACGGCAATCGCGTTCACAAGCGGAACAGCAAACATAGCCTGGAACGCTAGCGCTGGTCAGGGTGGTTCAATTGTTAATCCAGTAAATACTTACGACACGAATATTACGGGCGGAATAAACGCTCTAAACGGAGTGTCGGCAAATAAATCGAGTGGGTCTTCCGTTACTGTTATTAACGTTACAGGTACCTGGGTAGCTACCCTTCAACTACAGGCGGCGACTGCCGATGGGTTAAGTAAAAATATCTATGGGTTTAACCAGACCACTGGCCAGATGGTTACATCCATTACCGCCCCCGCCGTTCTTATCGTTCCTTCTGGGGGCTACACGACAGTCTCTCTTACCGCCACAGCGTATACCTCAGGGACGGCGAATATAGCTTTTACATCGTCCATAGGGAATCAGCTTTCATATTCGATTGCGTCCCCGATAGATGGATATAAAGCTACATACGCAGCTGCATCAGCTCCATTTACTGCGGCAGCTACAGCCACCGATATTTTTACTATCACCGGAAGCGCCACAAAAACTATTCGAGTAACCAGAATAGAGATAACCGGAACGCAGACGACCGGACTAAACCAAAATATTTTACTCCTTAAAAGGTCAACAGCAGACACCGCTGGTACCTCAGCCGCGGTCACCGCGGTCCCGCAAGATACAAACAACCCAGCAGCAACAGCGACAGTACTTTCCTATACAGCAAACCCAACACTTGGGACTTTGGTTGGAAATATTCGCGCTGATAAATATTTAATCCCAGCCCCAGGAACCTTAACAGGGAACCCGCCGTTAATTTGGACCTTTGGTGACCGACCAGAACAAGCTTTGTTGCTTCGTGGGACAGCCCAGGTGCTTGCGGTAAACTTAAATGGGGCGACATTGGCTGGGAATAGCTTTACGATTTCAGTTTCGTGGACGGAAGAATAACAACGGAGACCATATCATGGCAGACAATCCATTTGCGGTAGAGCGTAGATTTTACGTCAACGTTCCCGCGTATACAGTATCAGTAGACGAGTACGTTATCCCCCTAGGTGACATCCTGGCGTTAGCCGAACTTGGCGGGAATGCGTTTGGCTCAATCGACTCTCAAGTAAAAATAATTTGGGACGATGGTGGAGACCAACAAAAAGTACTAGTCGTCACACACGGCGACACGGTCCAGGCTACTCAAGAAGTATTGACTGGCGATGGTAGTAAGAAGCTAAAAATAGCTTTGTCTAACAACACCGGCGTTGCCCAAGATATGGGCGGCTACTATATCGGAACGGAGCAGTAAGATGGCAGATAAATCTAGAGTAATTGTCTCCCAGGTAAACCAAAGCCAAATTGATGATTTTGAGGTTATTCCCGGTGGAAAATCGTGGGTGCTTCTTAAAATCGGCGGAACCGATGGGTCGAAATCTTCAAAGCCATCAAGCTTTAAGCTTTATTTCGGATCTGGCTCGGCTTTCGACTTGGTTAGGCACATATGTGTCACCACGGGAACGATCCAAATTGATGTGAATAAAGAATACATCGGTGACGGCGTTAAACACTTCCGGCTAGTAAGAGAGAGCATGGAGGCTCATTTAAAAGAGATGCCTTTCTGGTTTGATGCTTACGAAAAATAAAAGGAAAAAACATGAGTTCAATCATTGATAGAAATATCCCTGGGATTATTCCCGGGGTAAGCCAATCAGTAGCTATTTCAGGATCAAGCGCACAGAGCGGGGCGCTTGGAGCTAATACGGTAGCCGCGATGCTTTGTGCGACCGTTGCGTGTTTCGTGGCTGTCGGAGCTAGCCCAACAGCGGCACTAAACACGTCACTCTTTTTGCCCGCTAATGTTCCAGTATTTGTCGGGGTTCAGGGCGGATTTAAGGTCGCGGTCATTGGCACCTCAGGAACTCTCTATATTACTGAAGCTGCCTAATATTAGAACTTATTAGGCTGGAGTACTAACAAGATGGCTGACGATAAGACGCAGGTAATAGACTACCGAGAGGTAGGAGCCTCAGGGCTGAAGCGATTTAGTGGCTTCATATTTGAGGAATTTCTCCAAGAGCTGATCGGGCAAAAAGGTGTCGCGGTCTATAAGGAGATGTCGTCGAACGACCCTACGGTCTCGGCAGTCCTCTTCGCGATTAAAATGCTCTGCCGCCGCGTCCCGTGGAGAGTAGAACCTGCGTCTGACCATCCTAACGACGTTGAAGCTGGCGAGTTTGTAGAAACGTGCATGAACGACATGTCACAGACCTGGATTGATACGGTCGACGAGATTTTATCAATGCTGTGTTACGGCTATTCGGTCCACGAGATTTGCTACAAACGGAGGTGCGGAGATGTCTTCGATCCGACGATGCGGTCAAAGTATCGGGATGGAAGAATTGGCTGGCGAAAGCTTCCTATACGAAGTCAAGATTCAATTTACCGATGGCAGTTCGATGACCATGGCGGAATTCAAGGCGTTGAACAACTTGCTCCGCCGCACTATTACCATGTCACCATCCCTGTCGAAAAGATGCTTCTCTTTAGAACTACGATCGAAAAGAACAACCCCGAAGGGCGGTCAATCCTAAGGGGCGCGTATCGGTCGTGGTACATGAAAAAGAATATTGAGAACATTGAGGCGATTGGCATAGAGCGTGACCTCGCGGGTCTCCCGGTCGCTCTTGTTCCCCCTGAGATTCTATCGTCGGGCGCGAACCAAGACCAAAGGAACTTGTTAGCCTCTATCAAAGACATTGTCGTAAACATTAGAAATGACTCTCAAGCCGGTATCGTTTTCCCGAATGCGTTTGATAGCGTGTCAGGGAAATCGTTATTTGAATTAAAACTCCTTTCAACCGGTGGACAGCGACAATTTGACACAGATAAAGTGGTCCAAAGATATGACCAGCGAATCGCTATGACCGCACTCGCTGATTTTATCTTACTCGGACAAGACAAGGTCGGTTCCTTTGCCCTCGCCTCATCGAAAACGAATCTCTTCTCGACAGCTATTGGAGCTTTTCTGGATATTATTTGTGATGTCTTTAATCGCTATGCTATCGACCGCCTCTTTGCGCTAAATGACTTTGAGATTAGTGACCACCCGAAGATTACCCATGGTGACCTTGAAGCCGTCGACCTTAAAGAGTTGGGTGACTATATCCAGAAGCTGGCAGCCTCAGGTTACCCACTATTCCCGAACCTTGACCTTGAGAAATACTTAATGAAGGTCGCGAACCTCCCTGAGCCCGCTGACGAACTAAACGAACCAGAGATGCAGATTGAGTCAACGACACAAAGCCCGGAGAAGGTTGTCGAGATTCCAGGGGTCGCGACACAGACACCGAGTAATAACTTAGCC